TTCCCTACAATCAAGATTACATACAACAGATACGAGAGTTTAAAGACTCAAGTCAAGGATCTGCTCGCTGGGACAATGATAAAAAATTGTGGGCTGTGGCAATTACTGAATACAATGTCAACTGGCTAGTAAGTTGGGCACAGAGTAATCAATTTGAAGTATCACAAGGCCTGCTGGCGTTAATGGATCAAATACTAAAGGCAGAACAGAAACCATACGAAATCAAATTAGTTAAAACAGCAGATGGATACACTGTCACTAATGCTGCTAAGAGCCTATTAGAATATATTAAACGTTATGATAACGACCCGATTAAACTAGTAGATGCTTCGGGCGTGTTGTGCTACACAGTTGATGCCGACATATTAGAACAGTGTTCGATTGATTACGGTCCGGCATTAGAATATATCGGCACCAGACACAATGTACACCTGAGCCCAGTTACTGATGCTGGGTATTGGGATTGGGTACTAGACTATGCTGAACTAACACAGCGTTATCCAATATGCGTATATGACCCAGGCATGTCCACAGAATTAGATTTGAGTAGATTTAGTCAAGACGACATTGTTTATTTTGATCATAATGGCAAAACTAAGACTAGCAATTATAACCCATATGGTGTTAAAGTAGTATATGCTCGTAGAATTCCTAAGTGTTGGGACTTTCCGGTGCCTTTACTTGTCAGCACTGCCGAAATGATGTTTGGCGGCAAACGACTAGAATGGTTAAACAAAGCAGAGAAGATAGTGTACCTAACCAACACTATTATAAATGAGAAAAACTAATGGCCACAGCTAGACTATTAATTAAAGATGAAGTGAACGTAAAGATTGAAGGCTTAGATCTACACGAACGTAAAGAACTCAGTAACAAGTTCAAATATGAAATACCTGGTGCTAGATATTTGCCCGCAGTTCGTTTGGGTCGTTGGGATGGTAAGGTAGCGTACTTCCAAATGGGCGGTAGCACATACATTAATCTACTCAATGACATTATACCCTATTTAGACAGTCGTGGTTATAACATTGAAATTGAAGATGTTAGAGATTATCGTACACAGTTTGATTTCCAACAGGTAACAGAGAGTACATTCGCACACAAGGTATGGCCCGAGAAACACCCAATGGTAGGACAGCCTATTACCCTACGTGACTATCAAATTGACATTGTCAATAACTTCTTAACCAATCCACAGTGTATACAAGAAATTGCCACAGGTGCTGGTAAAACAATCATGACAGCCGCACTAAGTTATAGCTGTGAAGCCTATGGGCGTACAATCGTCATTGTACCAAACAAAAGCCTAGTAACACAAACAGAAGCAGACTATATTAACCTAGGCCTAGACGTTGGCGTATACTTTGGTGATCGTAAAGAGTTTGGTCGTACACATACTATCTGTACTTGGCAGAGTCTAAACATTCTATTAAAGAATACCAAAGGTGGTGAAGCAGATGTTACTATCGGTGAGTTCATTGAGGGTGTTGTCTGTGTAATGGTTGACGAAGTACACATGGCCAAAGCAGATGCGCTTAAGACCTTGCTCACTGGAGTAATGTCACACATACCAATTCGTTGGGGCCTAACTGGTACCATACCCAAAGAGCCATATGAGCAGGTTAGTCTACTGTGTAGTCTTGGCCCTGTGATAGGTAAACTCAGTGCTAGTGAACTACAAGAACAGGGTGTGTTGGCCAACTGTCATGTGAATATACTACAGTTAATTGATCATGTAGAGTACAAGGACTATCAAAGCGAGTTACGCTATCTATTAGAAACAGAAGGTAGACTAGACTACATCGCACAGCTGGTAGAAAGCATACGCAAGACAGGCAACACATTGGTATTAGTTGATCGTATAGCACCAGGTAAGGCATTGATTGAAAAGATTAGAGGTGCTGTGTTTGTTTCTGGGGGAACTAAAGCAGATGATAGAAAAGAAAGCTATGATGAGTTTGCCACAAGTGATGACGTGGTTGCTGTGGCCACTTACGGTGTTGCGGCAGTGGGTATTAATATTCCTCGTATTTTTAATCTTGTACTTATCGAACCTGGTAAGAGTTTTGTCAGGGTTATTCAAAGCATTGGACGTGGTATTCGTAAAGCAGAAGATAAAGACTTTGTTCAGATCTGGGACGTAACATCAACATGTAAATTTGCCAAACGGCATATTACAACACGTAAGAAATTTTACAACGAAGCAAACTATCCGTTTGTGGTTGAAAAGGTAGATTGGCAGTGACAACCTTAGTAGCCTGTGGATGTAGTTTTTTAACTACTAGTTATTTTAAGTACCGAGAGATACAGGGCAGTGACTGGCCAAAATTTGATACCTACGATTTTACTGCTAGTGTGTTAGATGAAATGGCAGAGTTTAATTACTCACACAATGTGAATTTTGTTGATCTATATGCTGTAGATAAACAATGGGATTATATCAATTTGGCCAGTCCAGGCGCAACTAATTTTTTTATTAGACTACAAATTGAAGAAGCAGTAAAAATCAAACCTGACTATGTCGTTGTGGCTGCTACTAGTTCAGATAGATTTGAAATACCCTTAGGTCAATTTGAATATGCCAGATTAACTAAGAACTATAACGAACTTAATAATACTGTTAGTTCAAAAATGACAGACTGCTATGACCTAACCAAAGAAAAAGAAACAGCAATTAAACATTATACTAGCCAGCTGTTTGATATAGGACTATTAGAAGCAAAAAGTTATTTTTACCTTCAAAGCGGATTAGATCTATTAGAGAAAAATAATATACCCTATGTATTCATACCGGGTCCAATGAAACATAAAGATTGGCAGGGTAGAGATATTATTTGGGAAGATACTGGCCCTTGGGATTTACCTTACGGTCTTGCCAAAAACAATAACCATAATGCGTTGGCGGCACACCAAGAGTTCTTACAGACTCTTAACGAACTTACTATTAACTGGAACTAACTATGTACATACTAACATTAGAAAATCAAGCATATGAGATGAATGAAATACCAGACGAGATCGATGATCTACGTTTTGCTATATTAGATAACAGTGATCCAAAGAATCCAGACTATTTCTTTATTCCCTTGATCTTCTTAGAAAGTTTCAACAGTCCGGCATTGGTCCTAAACATTGGCGGCAACCTAATTAAAATGCCTGCGGACTGGCAGGTACTAATCGGTGAGCCAGACTTTGGGGACCTAGAAGTTATCCCATTAACATCAATTAATGACCGTGGCTTTAGTGTGTTTACATTCAATCCATTAGACAGCTTTAAACCTAAGTTTGAACCAATTGAGATAGTGGATATCTATCAAGATGTCAAATGGTATTTCCCTAAACTTAAGCCAGGGCAGATGTTAGCAGTGCCAATTAACGAAAGTGAACACCCTATGTGTGCTTACTTTGTCAAAGACATTAGCCGTCAAAGTGAAGTAGTAGACTACGGTAAGATATGGTAATCAAACTTAATCCCGCTGTGATAACGGACGACATGATGTACGAAGGTGGCGTAGAACCCCTGGACAGCGTGCCAGAATATACCCCAATAGCACAAATAAAAGAAGATAAATTATGGGGTGAAATTCGTCGTGCGGCTCGGACAAATAAGACTTTACAAACCGCACTTGATCATGCTATAATGATATATAAGTTAAGCGAGGAATATAAAAATGTTTAACCCAGAACAATTTAAAGCAAAGAAAAAGCGAGCAGTTGATCCTAATGCTCCGCCGCGTCCTAACCTATTAAGTCAGGATAAAAAGCTACGTGAGCAACAGGATGTAGTAGTACGCTTACAAATGATGATTAAAGACCAAGCGGAAGAAATTGCCAAACTAAAGAACAAGTACACTGACATGCAGGCCAGTGTTAATCAAATTTTAAATGTATTGCGCAAAGGTAGATAATGGCCACAGATTTTAACAGTCCGCTTTACATAGGTAATGAAATGGCGGCCTTTGATCGTAAGGATCGTAAGTACTATGATAAGTTCACTGATGAAGAACGTAAACAGTTTAGCACGTATCTAATGTTGCGCTATGGTGCTAGTGTAGAAGGTAGTAATGATCTACAGGCCTACTATCTAATGGCCACAAATGAACGTGTAAATAAGAACTTCTTTGATCTAGGCAAACATCCTAAACTACAGTGGTTACTATGTTCTACAGTTAGTCCCGGCATGGGCAAGCAAAAGCACTACTGGCAGGCTAGTAAAAAGAAAGAAGGCGGCAATAACAAAGCAGAAAAGTTCCTAGCAGAACTTTATCCAGAACTTAAACAAGATGAAATAGAATTGTTAGCGGCAATCAATGATAAAAGAGATATTACAGACCTGGCAAGAAAACACGGGCTCGATGACAAACAAGTCAAGTCCAAGTTATAAGTGTAGATATTGCGATAAAGAGTTTCGTAAAGAATCTACTCTTTCGGCGCATCTTTGTGAAACTAAACGTCGTTACCAACAGGAAAAAGAAATTGGTGTACAGTTTGGGCTACAGGCATATCTACGATTTTATGAAATGACACAGGGTTCAGCTAAACTCAAAGGCTATAAGGAATTTGTAGACAGTCCTTACTACAGTGCCTTTGTTAAGTTTGGTCGTCACATGGTGGCTATACGTGCTGTGAATCCGCGTATGTTCATTGAGTATGTGATTAAAGAAAATAAGAAACTTGACCATTGGTGTCATGACAAGGTCTATGTAGAATATCTACACACATACCTTAAGAAAGAAGCAGTTCAAGATGCGATTGAACGTGCCCTAACAGAAATGCAGGAATATACAGATGAGACTAAAATGCTTGCCAGCTTCAATGACTATTTTAGATATGGCAATGAGAATAGGATTTGCCATCATATTGCCAATGGTCGTGTTAGTCCTTGGATTGTTTTTAATTGTGATAGCGGGGTCGAATTTCTTAGTGGACTCACTGAAGAACAGATTGCTATCATTCTTCCGTGGATAGACCCGGACTTTTGGCAACGTAGGTTCCAAGACTATCTGGCAGATACAGAGTGGGTTAAACAAATTCTTAAAGAGGCAGGCTTATAATGGAAGAAGTTGTAGCATTATTGAATGAAATCAAGGGCGAGATAATTAGCCTACAAACTGAATTGTTGTTGGTGAAGTTTGCTATTGAAGAAGTAGAACGCCGTACAGAATATATTTCAGAGAATTTACATCTAGCACAGGACAATGCTCCTATGACAGCTCAAGGAAAGTTACGTGTTGAAAAGTTTTAAGTCCGACGTTGACATTGACTTTGCTGATCGTGAGCAGGTATTGGCAGTATTAGATACTACATCGGCTAGTATTATTCGTGACGGCAAGTTAACCAAGCATAACACAGGTGTCTATGCTACTGATATACCTACAGATCCGTTTACAGGATTCTCTAGTTTAGATTATAACGATGCTGAAGAGCGTGGTTATATGAAGTTAGACTTTCTTAATGTAAACTTATATAAACAGGTTAGGGATGAAGCACATCTAGTTGAACTAATGCGTGAACCTGATTGGGCTAGATTATATGATCCGGCAATATGTCAGCAGTTAATTCACATTAACAATCACTATGATACATTACTTAAAATGCCTGAGCCTGTGGATACTATTCCTAGACTGGCTATGTTCCTAGCAGTTATTCGTCCAGCTAAAAGACATTTAATTGGTAAGACTTGGCGAGATGTTGCGGCTGATGTGTGGACTAAACCTGCGGATGATGGATACTACTTCAAACGTGCCCATGCCGTTTCCTACGCACAACTTGTAGTCGTTAATATGAATTTATTAGTAGAACAACAAACGCAATCATAGCGTGTGCTTTTTTAATTATTATACTAAATAATAGTATGATAACATATCCAAGAAAGTGTCCTGTATGTGAATACATAGCAAATAATCCTGCTATGTATTCGTACCATAAACAAACTCATCAATCTATTCCAGCAGATACCTTATGTCATTTTGGCTGCGGTAATACAGCTACCCATCGAAATACTGGCGGCAAGTATACTTGCAAATCAAAATATCAAGAGTGCCCTTCTTATATAGATCAATTAAGTAATCGAACAAAGAAAAGTTGGGAAGGCGCTATTAAAAGAAAAGAAGAAACAAAAAAATGTTTCTATGAGCATTGTAGCGGAAACGAAATTGCTCGCAAAAAAGCAAAACAGTCTATTAAAGAAAAATGGGGAGATTTTACCCCAGAACAAATGAAAGATTTTAGGCAATATGCTAGACGTATTAGAGTTAGAGCACAGCGATGGGCAAAAGCACAAGGATATAGTTTAGGTCAGCGAACATATCATGTTGATCATAAGTTTAGTATATGGGATTCATGGTTGGCTAGTCTGCCAGAAAGTGTAGTAAATCATCCTGCCAATTTAAGAATTTTAGAAGCGAATGAAAATTCATCTAAAGGTGCTAAGAGTTTATACACTCTTGAAGAACTATTAATGTTAACTAACTAACCTACTTTGCGAATCAGTGTAATACTACGGCGCTTACTGCGTTTCTGAGCTATTTCTTTTAGACTAACGTAAGGGCCGTGCTGTATAAGAACGTCCTTGCTGTTGAATGTTTTTAAACAGGGTCTAAACTCTACCCAATCTAATTTTAGAAATACATTGATAGGCACTAGCCTATTACTTTCCCACCACCACTGATCTGCCAGCGACAAAAAACGTTCTTTTTGATCTAGCGTGCGTAGAGCTGAAAAATCGTAGATTGTAGTGATGATCTCATCTGCGTTTTGTACAATGCCAATGTAGTCATTACCTCCGTAGGTCAGATAGCTAATAAATGGGTATTGGTCTAATAAATTCTTGTAACTATCTTCCATACGACTCGCGATAAATACTCTAAAGGATCAAGCAAAAGTGCCTGTAATCACAAGTTATTTATATCAGAATATTTTCACTGTTCAGATTTTGGACTATAACGATCCTGCCATTTCTGACAGAAGGAACAACATCGTGTATCAAAGACCAATCGAAATTTATCGCGGGGCAGATAACCCTATTGTTATCAAATTTAAGAACCAAGATCAAAAGACGGCTAATATTGCTGGATTGACATTTAGTGGTTACATTATTGATTATTTGAAAGGCAATGTTGTATCAAACGTGAGTGTAACGGTTAGTAATGTCAGCACAGCTACAGCAAATTGTATGCTGACTAGTGATTTTATTAACACACTACCGCAGAGCAGATACAAACTTGCGTTCCTAAAATACAATGGTGTACATGAAACACCTACTTATAGTGATGATAACTATGGCGTCTATGCTGAACTAAGAATTAATCCAGCATTTGAAACAGACGCATTTACATCAAGCACTACAGACTACAGTGGCAACGTTGACCTAGGTATAATATAATGCAGGCACCAAGAAGATTACAGTTACGAAGAGGCAACACAGCGGCAATTAGTACCTACGTTGGTGCCCCTGGTGAATTGATAGTTAATACCGATACTAATACCTTATATCTTCATAACGGAACAACGGTTGGGGGCGTCGCTACTTCAGTTAATACATCTAGTATTACAACAAATGTTTCGGCGTTACAAGGTAATGTAGCAATATTACAAGGTAATATACTAACTTTACAATCTGGAATTACAACCTTAACTAGCAACGCAGCTGTACAATCAGGCATACTAGCAACATTGTTAGCCAATGCCGCAACACAAGCAGGTGACCTAGCAACCTTAACAAGTAATGCCGCAAGTCAAGCTGGTGACATAGCAACCATCTACGCAAACTTAGGTGCGGTAAGTGGAAGCATAGCAACATTAACTAGTAATGCCGCAATACAGGCAGGCCTACTAGATACATTAACAGGTAATGCAGCTAGCCAAGGCGGAGAACTAGCTACCTTAGTAGCTAATGCCGCAACACAAGCGGGTGCGTTGGCTACTTTAACTAGCAATGCCGCTAGTCAAAGTGGAACACTTGCCGACCTAATAGCCAATGCCGCAGTTCAGGCAGGACTAATTGCTGGTAGTACAGGCACATACGGTAATGCTAATGTGGCTGCTTACTTGCCAACATATGATGGCAATATTGCGGCTAATATTAGCAAAGCAGGCTACACTTGGACCTTTGGCACAGATGCTGTCCTAACTTTACCTTCGGGTGGAACTATTTTAGAAAGCGGTTACGGCAGTGCTGGCGCTATAAGATTAAAACCCAATGGTGGTACCAGCACACAGTATCTAGAAATAGCACCTACTGCGGTAGATGGTAATCATGTTCATCTGATGGCCGGTAGCGGAACAGAACTATTCTTAGGTGACGATAATCACTATGTTAAATTGGCCAATACTGGCGGTGTGGTAATCAACAGCAATGATGGCGCCGGTAATACTGCCCAGTGGACCTTTGGCACAACTGGTAATTTAACTATCCCGGGCAGTATCATTGGTACCAGTCATATAAACATCGACAACCGTGATTCGGGCAACACCGCAGATATCAACTTATATTCAGCCGATGACATCTTGTTACAAGCTCGTGATCGTGAAGGAGATTCTGGCTCAGAAGGTGGTGACATCAATATCTATGCTGGGGATAGTGCTGTAGGTAGTGATGCCACTGGCGGCGATGTTCAAATACGTGGTGGCGACGGCGGCGCGGGTGACAGCTACGATAATGGTGGAGATGGTGGATACGTCACCATACAGAGCGGACAGGGCGGTGCTGCCTCTGGTATTTACTCTGCACGAAGCGGCGGTGATCTTACACTTCGTGCAGGCGATGCTGGTACAAACAATGGCAATATTAACCTAGGTAATGAGGGTGGTACTGTAATCATCGAAGCTGGTGACAGCACAGCTAATGGCGTTAATGGTGGCACTATCTATCTAACTTCGGGTGCCGCTGATGCAAGCGCATTGGCAGGTGATGTTGTGATTCAAGCCGGTGGTACCTGGACTTTTGGCGGGAATGGTAACTTGAACTTGCCACAAGGCGGCACAATTACTGAAGGTGGTGGACTCACTGGTGCTATTCGACTAACTCCCTCAGGTGGTGCCAATGATAATCAAGCATTGCTAATTTATCCCACTGCGGCTGCTGATGGTGATCATATACACTTGACCGCAGCAGGCGGTTCAACTGAATTGTATCTTGGCAATGACCTTCACTATGTCAAGTTAGTTGATGGCGGCAATGTAGAACTACGAGCCTCCACTGCGAATTTGTCTGCTCAGGCGGCTTGGACATTTGACACTACTGGCAAAATAGATACCATCCAGGCATTGGGGATAAAGGTTCCCAATGGTGTGCCATCTGATGTTGCTGTTATCAACAGCACCACCGGCAGTTGGGAAATAAATCCTAGGTCCGACTTGGCCACAACAGGCGGGTCAGGCAGTGGATTGAGAGTAAATGTGACAGAGACTGGTGGATATGCCAGCACTATTGCTATTGCTACCGCTGGTACTGGATACAACAACGGTGATCTTATTACAGTCACAAGTGGCACATCCAATGCTACATTCACCATTGTTATTGGAGGTCGAAACACTTGGACCTTTGGCACAGGTGGTACTACACAATTTCCTAATAGCTTGATACTAGCACCAGTTAGTCAAAGTATCACTATGCAGAGTGATCAATATTCACAGTTGATGTGGGAAAACGCTAATCTAACCGTGGCCCCAAATATGGCTATTAACTCAAACTTCTATGTAGCACAAAACAGTGCTACTTTGGACATTGGCTATCGCGACGGTAGTAGTACCCAACTAATCAAATCGTGGTATTGGAGTGTAGATGGCAATCTAAAATTACCAAGCGGTGGATATATCCT